ACCGCAATGACCTATTCCAAATCGAAGAATCTATCTGCATTCTTATCCAAAGTATCTGCATCAGCAGAATCTGTTACAGGCACACCGATTGACCAGCTTGAAAAAAGGCTGGCACTTTTAAAATATTGATTGGAGGAATTGATTATGGCTATGACAATTCAGGAACTGAGAGAAAAGAGAAAGAAGGCTTGGGACACTGCCCGTGATTTTCTTGATAGCAAGCGAAATGCAAACGGCGTGCTCAGTGAGGAAGATTCCAAGACCTATGATGCAATGGAACAGACCATTGTCGACCTTGGCAAGGAAATTCAGCGTCTGGAACGACAAGCTGAAATCGAAGCTGAAATGAACAAAGCAACTTCCACTCCTGTTCTCGGTAAGCCTGCAACTCCGAATGTAACGGAAAAGACAGGTACGGCAAGCGATACTTACAAAACGGCATTCTGGAACAGCGTCAGAAACCGCAATTGGATTGATGTACACAACGACTTGCAGATTGGTACAGACGCAGAGGGTGGCTATCTTGTTCCGGATGAGTTTGTGCGCCTGTAAAAGGCGATGTTTACAGTAGATTAGGCTCTACACCGCACAGCAGAGCGGTTGTCAATCTGCCTAACCGATGACAGGAAACTGGACACGGGAACACAGCACGGCAGAAACGCAGGAAACGTCAAAAGGATATGAGGCGAGTAGTACCTGCAATGACAAGATAACATAAGGATAAGGCTGGATTGCCAAAGCAAAGGTTAGCTCCTTTTTCGTGGGAGGGTGTGGAAATTATCCTGAAACCACTCTCATGACCCCACCATAATATTGAATTCGTTATGGTGTCTGCTATAGGTCATGAAGCAAGCGTGAGAACACGTGAGATAAACCGAAATGATATCCGACAGTTATCACTTGCCTATAAGCATCGTTAAACAGGGATTGCCTAAGTGGAAATGCCGAAAGGCTATGTCTATTCGAGACTGAATATTCCATATGGCAACGGAGCTTCCGTAGTAGTCCGAGGTGGATAACGCCCACTACATGGCGAAGGGAAGCAGTTTGTTAATTCCAAAGTAAGAAGATGAAAGGGAGGAGAATCCTCATGAATCCAACATCGGAGATTTTGGAGCGTGTCAATAAAAGTTCCTCGGAACATCACGACGGAGTCTTTACAAGACTCTTTCGCTACCTTCTGAGAGAGGACATTTATTTTGCAGCTTACCAGAAATTATATGCAAACAGTGGAGCAATGACTCCCGGAAGTGACAACGACACTGCTGACGGTTTTAGTGCTGAATATGTGCATGAACTGATTGAAGAATTGAGGTCAGGAAAGTACAAACCGAAGCCTGTGCGCAGAGAATATATCAAGAAACAGAACGGAAAAATGCGCCCACTGGGTATTCCGTCATTTCGAGATAAACTTCTGCAAGAGGCGGTTAGAATGTTTCTGGAAGCAATCTATGAACCGTTATTTTATGACCAGTCACATGGTTTCAGACCGGAGAGAAGTTGTCATACAGCTCTCGACCAGATAAAGACAAATTTTCGTTCTGTAAAATGGTTCATAGAAGGCGACATCAAGGGTTGCTTTGACAATATAGACCACGCAGTGCTTATTAAAACGTTAGAAGTCAAAATCAAGGACAGCAGATTTATCAATATTATCAGAGCTTTCCTGAAAGCAGGTTATGTGGAAGATTTTCAATATCATACCACAATCTCCGGTACACCACAGGGCGGAATCATTTCCCCTATTCTGGCAAATATATACCTGCATGAGCTTGACCGGAAAGTCATGAAACTCAAGGAAAAGTTCGATAAGCAGTCTACACGACACCAGACACCGGAATATCTTCATTTAGCGAAAAGAAGGCAGACACTTCAAAAGAAGATTGACAGGGTAAAAGGTGAGGAACGTGAGCTTGCAATCAAGGAATATAAAGCGGTGTGCAATCAAAAATTGAAAACGCCCGCAAGAATGTCCGACGATAAAAAGCTTGTATACTGCCGATATGCTGATGATTTTCTAATTGGAATCAGCGGAAGCAGAGAAGACTGTGAAGAAATTAAAGAGATTCTGAGAGAATTTCTATCAACGCAGTACCATTTAGAGTTGAGTGCTGAGAAAACAAAGATCACACACAGTGCTGAACGAGTACGTTTCCTTGGTTATGACGTTGCGGTACGCCGAAGCCAGAAGATAAAGAAAAAGGCAAACGGTGTTAAACAAAGAACGCTGAATAACTCTGTAGAATTAACTGTACCTCTCGAAGATAAGATCATGCAGTTCCTGTTCAAAAACGACATCATAGAACAAAAACCAAACGGAGAAATCTGGGCGGTTTGCGTTCCAAGATTAAGACATCTTTCGGAAGTGGATATTGTGAACAGGTATAATGCACAAATCCGTGGCATTTGCAATTATTACTGCTTAGCAGCGAATTATGATAAGCTGAATTATTTCCGTTATCTTATGGAATATAGCTGTCTAAAGACGCTTGCAAGCAAAAGCAACAGCACAACGAGAAAAATCATCCAAAAATATCGTCATGATGGCAAATGGGCTATTCCCCATGAAGTTAAAGGCGGTATCAAATATGCAAAGCTTGTCTCGTTAGCTGACTGCAAAGCCGGTAAGTTGATGTCCGATAAAGACCCATGGCAATACAAATCCTTTGACCCGAAAAAGCTGTCACAATATGTGCGGTTAAGCGCAGGGGTATGTGAGCTGTGTGGTGATAATAGTGATTCCTGCTGTATTTATCATGCAGGTAAAATGAAGAATCTGAAAAGCACTACGGAATGGGGCAAGAAAATGCTTCACATGAGACGTAAAACGTTGATTGTTTGCCCGAAATGCTTCAAAAAGATTCACAGGGAACAAAATAAATGACATGTCAATAATGAATGGAAAGCCGTGTACATCGAGAGGTGTAAGCACGGTTTGGGAGGGGCTTTGTGCAAACCTGTCATCGAAAGATGATAAGGCGGCACACTGCTACCTCACGAACGAAAACTGGTGGAAGCATTGGAGGAAGAGAGCATTTTCCGCCAGATGGCAACGGTCATCAAAACTTCCAACGGCGACCGCAAGATTCCGATTGTGACTTCCAAGGGCGAGGCTGTCTGGATGGACGAAGAACAGCAGTATTCTCTTTCTGATGATACGTTCGGACAGGCATCGCTTTCCGCATATAAGCTTGGAACAGCGATCAAGATCTCCGAAGAACTCCTTAACGATTCTGTATTTGATTTGCCGTCCTACATCGCAAAGGAGTTTGCAAGAAGAATCGGTGCAAAGGAAGAAGAGGCATTCTTTGTTGGTGACGGCAAGGGCAAACCGACCGGCATTTTTAATGCTACAGGCGGTGCGGAAGACGGCACTTCCACCACAGGTGCAAGCATTACATTTGATGATGTGATGGAACTCTTCTATTCTCTCAGAAGTCCGTACCGCAAGAAGGCGGTGTGGGTACTCAACGATTCCACGGTGAAGGCACTTCGAAAGTTGAAGGACAACACAGGAAACTACATCTGGAGTCCGTCTGTGCAGGCTGGTGTTCCGGATACAATCCTCAATCGTCCTTACAAGACATCCAGCTATGTGCCGGAAATCAAGGCTGGCAACAAGTGTATGGCATTCGGTGACTTTAGCTATTACTGGGTAGCTGACAGACAGGGACGCTCTTTCAAGAGACTGAATGAACTCTTTGCTATGACAGGTCAAGTTGGTTTCCTTGCAAGTCAGAGACTGGACGGCAAGTTGATTCTTCCGGAAGCAATCAAGACACTTACCATCAAGAAAGCGTAATCAGAGAAAGGGGTTGGAGTGGGTGGTAACTTTACAGGAAGTCAAGCAATATCTGCGAGTTGATTTTGAAGATGATGATACATTGCTTCTCTCCCTTATTTCAACTGCAAAACAGCTGGTAATAGATGTGGGGAGAATGGATGAGGAACGCTTTTCAGAAAACGAAGATGTGGTACGGACAGCAATGCTCTACACGGTTTCTTATCTCTATGAAAACCGCAATACCGCAGACTTTTCCAAACTGACAT